TTGGTGGTGATGGTCAATGATCCAGTACCTTTCGGCAACTCGTAATCGTAAACATCACCACTTGCAACGGTTGTGCCAGTTACTTCACCACTTGCAATTGTGAATTTTGAATCAACCCAAGTGATAAGGTGGATTGATTTGATACCTCCGACTGCATCCTTGCAATCAAGAGTGAATCCTTGTGTGAGTAAACAGGGCATATTTTATGAAGATTAAAGGGTGAAGTAAACGATTTCTCCGGGGAATGCAACTTGAACACCAGCCTTGAAAGTGAAACGAACACGAACTTCATCGTTGTCCTGTGAATACCACATCTTCACTTCTTCTTGCTCGTCAATCAAGTCAGTACCCATAAAGAAGTTGCTTAAAGAACCAGCGTGAATTTTGTTAGTTCCGTTCAAACCACCAACTCCGATTACTTTCATATTAGTTCCGGGGTAAACCATCTCCATTGAAGTGGCAGCATCGGCAACATAGTGGAACAAGTTAGCGTTCTTCAAGTTAACCAACATCAACTTGTAAACATCAATTCCAACGAAACAAACCAAGTCAGTTTTCTCAGCAACGGCAGCGGGGATGTTAGCGTAGATTTGATCCAAGATATCATCAACATTCGCAGCGGTGATTGAGGTGAAGGTAGTTGGAGCAGCGTTCGCCAATACTGGAGAAGCGGCAGCAACGATTTTGGTGAATCCGTCAAAACGATTCAAGTTAGGGTTACCACTTGCGGTATCACCTTGCCACATTGCAACTTCCAAAGTTTGTGCAATAACGGCAGCCTTTTCAGCACCTACTTGCTCTTCAAAAGGAATCATAGTTGGTGAACCGGGCATGATTTGAGTTTGCATCCACTTTGCTTCCAATGTCTTTGGGCAAAGAGTTTCTTCAACTTTTACAGCACCAACGGTGATGTTTCTTTGAGTGAAGGCAGTTGTACCTGATGGGTTGTAACCACAACCGTCTGCTTGAAAGAAAACAGTTGAAGCAAGGATGTTCAAAGCGGCAGCAGATTTGATACCTACTTGAACTTGGTTAGAAGATTGCAACAAGGTTGCAGTTTTTGAGCCGAAAAGGGCTTTAACCAACAAGTCAGTTGACTGTTCGTTGGTGTAATTAGCGAGTGTTCCTACTGAAAATGCCATAGTTTTATTTGTTTATTGCGTTTTTGAATTTTTTAAGTGCTTCAAACTGATCGTTCTTCTTGTTTGAAACGGGAGTTTTGATTGGGGTTTCGCTTGGTAAGTCAGCAACTTTCTCAATCAAGTCAATTGCTTTGCTCATTGCTTCCTTGTGCTGGGTGTTAGATGCAGACAAAGCCACAACCTTTGCAGACAATTCTGCGATTGCACTTTCCAATTTGCTCACAACATCATTGAAATGAGAAACGGTTGCAAACTCTTCTTTGGCTTCAATCTCGATTTCAATTTCGGGTTCAACGATTTCAGTAACTAAACCGTCAACAGTTGTCACCAACAAACCACCTTCAACTTCGTGAGTTGCATCAGGTGCTGGAATTGAACCTTCAGCAGTTTGAACGAAGATGGCAGTTCCTACAACCAATTCACCTTCCCATTCAACGATTGTTCCATCAGTCAAAGTGGCAGTTGCCATCTCAACTTTGATTTCTTCTTCGGAGAATCCCAACATCGTGCGGATTTCCTTGAGTGTTTCTTTTGCGTTCATTTTGATATAAATTAGATTTTGTTTTTACTTGTTGCAATTTTACTTTCCATTCCACTTGGAGAGAATCTCTTTCATCTGCTCAATCAGTTGTTCTTCTTTGTCTTCGGGGAAATCAAAAACACCCTCTACCGAGAATCCTTTGAACTCACCTGATTTCACTTTTGCCCACACATCATCGTTGTCAATGAGATAAGAGACAAACCAAGAACCATCGGCAACTTCTTCAAATCCCTTCGGTGGCATCACACCTCTTTCACGATCTATGATGTATGATTCAAACAAGCTCACGCCATTCATTATGGGTGTTTTGTGGTGTGCGTTCACAGAGTTGTATTGGTTTGACCTCGCCCATTTCTTCGCAATCTTGAAGATAGATTCCTTGTCAAACACCACATAGTACTCACCACGAATGTCATCTCTGCGATAGATGGGTAAATCGGCAATCATCGCAGCACCAGTAACGATTCTTTTCTCTTCATCTTGGATGGCAAATTTACTCGCTGACAATTTGCGTTCTGTCCATCTCAACATCTCTTCACCACCCCACAACAAATATGAGATAGTTCCACAAGCGGTATCATCGTTTTCATCGTAGTACTCTTTTGCTCTTGATAGGTATGAATAGATTCGTTGAACGGTGTCATCACTTATCGGTTCACCTTGAGCCAATTGTTGACCTCTCACCTTGCCGACTTGAGTTGCACATTTGTTGCCGTTCTCCTCGTTCAAGCGGATACCTCTTTCGGCATTGGCTTTCGCACCTTCAGGATAATCCGTGTAACTCTCAAATTCACTGAATGCGAGAAAATCTTTTTGAATGGCTGCGTTTTCAACAAGCGAAACAAAGTCAATGCCTGTCTCCTCGTCAAATTCGTTGATGTCTAATTTGTAAACTGGAAGTTTCATCTTATTCAAATAGCGTTATTGTGTAACAGATACCTTTTTCAACGATGCAACCCGACCTTGTGTGCGTGAGATGTCACCTTCGGTCACATAAACTCTCTGCTCAAATCCGCTTACTTGTGGCAATGTAGATGAGATTTGTGGTGCTGCCATTTGTGGCAATCCTCCTCCGCTTGATTGCATTCCAGTTGGTGCTGATGGCTGACCACCTTTGAGGATGTCTCTCGCTTTCTTTGCATTGGTCAAAATCATTGCAGCCAATCCGATGTATTTCGCAGCACCAGCAAGACCACCGGTGGCGATGTTGTCGGGTGATGGTTTCTGCGTGACATTCAATGCACCTGATATTGCCATTGCCGTATCTGCTGCGATAACTGACAACGCAATTGCCTTGCCCGTTTTGGTTTGCTCTCCTGCCAATGCTGCGATTGAATTCGCCAAATCTATTGATGCACGATATAAATTCTCTTTTGCGGTTTGCTTTGCTTTCTCCGCTGCGATTTCATCATCAACTTCCTTTTGTCTTTGTATTGCTCTTTTCTTGGCTTGTTCATCTTGCATCTTCTCCGTTTCTGTCTTTGCTTGTAAAGTAAGAAACGATCTTGTGCCAATCCCACGACCTTGAATTTCACTTAATTCATTTTGTAACTTCTCTTCTTTCGTTTTGTTGTTCCGATTGAGTTCGTCTTCTTTGTCTTGTTGCTCTTTCTTTGCTTTTGCAATGGCTGCCAATCTTTCTCTTTCTTTGTCTCCAGCGGCTTTCACTCTTTCATTTTGGAAGTTCTGTTCTTCAATTTTCAAAACTGCCAAAGCGTTTTTGGTATCAAGAATAATCTTGCCCCATTCTTTTTCCGTGTTCTTGCCGTAGTTTGCCCGAGCTTGTGCAAGGTCATTCTCTAACTTTTGTCGTTGCTTGTTGAACACACCAACTTGGTCTCCTCTTGCTTGAAGCAATGCAATCTCCCTATCGAGTTGCTCGTTGGCTTTATTAGTTGTTTTGTTAAGTTTCTCCAATGCTCTGTCCTGTGCGGATGTGATACCAACCCAATCCGTAAATTGTTGCACCAACCCACCGACAAACTTTGCCATTGATGAAAGACCGGGGATCAATGACATCACGGCTTTCTTGAGTGAATCAAAGTTCGTGATCACCAATGTCAACACAATACCAATTCCACCCAATGCAAGAGTTGAAATCCTTCCCAATGATTGGAATGCTTTGGTTACACCACCACGAATGTCTCCAGCAATAGCCATAAACTTTTGCTGAACCGCACCAAGTCCCTCAAGACCTTCAGCCAATGCCATTGCACCTTGCAACTTGACCATTGTCTTTTCAAGTTCTTCCGACTGGTTGCCAAACAAAGCCATTGCCCCTTGTGCTGCTTGAAATCCACGAGCAACTCCAGAAACAACCGTATTGATTTTGGCGAAGTTATCAGGGTTCACCGCCTTAACACGATCATTAAAATCCTCCATCCTATCACGAGCCTGAGCAAGAGCCTTCTCCGCTCTTTGGGCTTCGGGTGAGAATTCGCCAAACTGCATCACGGCTTGTTGTGCTGCGACTGTCAGTTCCCGGATTTCTGCCTTCATTGATTTGAAGTCAGGTTTGTTGACGGTTAAGTCAATACTTGCGTTTAATGCCATTATTTTTCTGCTATTATGAAGTAATTCACACCATCTGTTTCAAAAATGTGTGATGCCCAATG